CAATTTGGAAACCAATAGATGTATCAGGATTAACATTTGGTACGAATGGATTCTATTGTGACTATGAAGATTCAGCAAATCTTGGCAACGATGCCAATGGTGGAACAGATTTAACAGAAGTTAATCTAGCCGCAACAGATCAAGCAACTGACACTCCCACAAATAATTTTTGTACCATGAATCCTTTAGATAATTATTATCAAGGTTCAACTTTTTCTGAAGGAAATTGTCAAGTTGTAACAAAAACAGGATCAGGTAGTTACAGTTTTAATACAGCAACTTTTTGGCTAACAAGCGGCAAATGGTATTGGGAAATAAAATATTCCGCCAATACCAGCACAGACCATGAATTAATGGTTGGTATTGCATCATCACTTGCACCTGACGCACAAGATGCTCTTGGCGAACAAACTAATAATTATGCTTATAGAACAAGTACTGGACAAACTTATACTGGTGGTTCAGGTTCTTCTTATGGAGATACTTGGACATTAAATGATATAGTTGGAGTTTATTTGGATTTGGATAATAACAAATTATATTTTTCAAAAAACGGAACATTACAAAATTCAGGAACAGGAGTATCTATAACTGATCCAGCATCAACAACTTATGGAGCATATTCTCCAGCATTTGGAGATTGGTCTGATGCAAATTCTTTAACAGGACAAAATAACTTTGGTGGTTGTCCATCTTTTTCTATTTCATCTTCGGTTTCAGATGATAATGGATTTGGTTCCTTTGAGTATTCGCCAAATATTACAGGCGATGGTTCAGCAAAGAAATTTTACGCATTATGTACTAAAAATTTAGCAGAATATGGATAGGAATTAATTATGGCTTATGTAGATAGTAACTTAAATGATCCAAGTTTGTTTTTTAATACTGTTATTTTTACAGGCGATGTAGTTGATGGCGATGGTACTTATCACGACCAAGCAGTAACAGGAGTTGGGTTTGAACCTGATCTTTTATGGCATAAAGGAGTTACAGGTGCAAGACCACATTATATAGTTGATAGTGTAAGAGGACAAGGTGGTTCGCCAACTGAAATGAAACATATATCATCTTCTGCAACTGCGGAAGAAACCACAACTAATACTAATGGTCATATTAAATCTTTAGATAGTGATGGTTGGACAGCAGTTAGTGGTAGTGATAGTTCAAGTAGAGCAAATAATTCTTGTTTAAATGGAGAAAAATATGTTGGTTGGTGCTGGAAAGAGAGTGCTGATTCAGGCATGGATATAGTTACATATACAGGAAATTCTACAGGAAGAGACATAAGCCATTCATTATCAGCACTTCCTAAAACGATTTTCGTTAAAGCTAGATCTGAAGCTGAACATTGGGCAGTTTATCATGCGGGAACAGCAGCAAGCAAACAATTATATTTAAACTTAAATAATGCAGAAGAAACATCACAATTTGGATCAGATCCAACAACTTCAGTTTTTAGTTTAGGCACTAATATTATGGTTAATGGTAATACTGAAACTTATGTAGCTTATCTATTCTCAGAAAAACAAGGCTACAGCAAGTTCGGATCTTTTACTTCTAATGGTCAAGTAGATGGAAATTTTGTATGGACTGGCTTTCGTCCAGCATTAGTTATTATCAAGCGGAATGCTGCTAGAGACTGGGTTATGCATGATAATAAAAGAGACGGTTATAATGGTTCTAATGAAAATTTACATCCTAATTTAAATAATGCAGAAGGTAGTGGAGAAAATTTTATAGATCTTTTGAGCAACGGATTTAAAATTCGTTCAGATGATGGAACTGTAGCTTCAGGTGGAGATAGAATGGTTTATTGGTCTTGGGCAGAAGCACCATTTGTAAATTCCAAAGGTGTGCCTTGTAACGCAAGATAGGAGAAATTATGCAATTATCAAAACATTTTAAATTAGAAGAATTTGAAAAATCTATGACAGCAGTTCGTAAAGGAATTGAGAACAAAGCTGGTAGTGGAGAAATAAAAAACTTAACCGATTTATGTTATACAGTATTAGAACCTGTACGAGCAAAGTTTGATAAACCAATTATTATTACTTCAGGATTCCGTTCTGAGGAACTTTGTGAAGCGATAGGTAGCAAAAAAACATCACAACACGCAAAAGGACAAGCAGTTGATTTTGAAATAGCTGGAGTATCTAATCTTCAAGTAGCAGTATGGATAGAAGCAAATTGTGATTTTGACCAATTAATTCTTGAATATTGGACAGGAGAAGCTAATAGTGGTTGGATTCATTGTTCTTATGTAGAGGGTTCAAATAGAAAACAAGTTTTAAGATTTGATGGAAAAAAATATGAAAATGGATTACCTGATATAAAATGGTCAGGTGGTAAGGTTGTCAATTAATGAATATGTTTTTTAGAGGGCTAGAAGTTTTCTATCATTTATTTAAACAGGAGAAAAAAATGCCAAAAGGAATTGGATATAAAAGTAAAAAGAAACTTCCAAAAAAATCTGGTAAGTCAGGTAAAGGAAAATCTTATACTTACAGAAAAAAAAAGATGTAATCCCACTAATATTGCATTAACACAACTTATGGCATATAAGAACATTATATGTACAAATCAATATTATGTATTTCTGATCTTCATATACCATACCATCATCCACAAGCATTTAACTTTTTAAAAGCTTTAAAAAAAAAATTAAATCCTGATCTAATTGTAAATGGTGGAGATGAATTAGATAAACACGCATTATCATTTCACGATAGCGACCCTGATCTTCCTAGTGCTGGAGATGAATTAAGAATTAGTAAAAAATACATTTGGGAACTAAAAAAGATATTTCCTAAAATGATATTATTGCACTCTAATCATTCATCATTAATTTATAGACGAGCATTAAAACATGGTATGCCTAAAGCTTATTTAAGATCATATAATGAATTTTTAGAAGTAGATAATAATTGGAAATGGGTTGAAGATTTAAACATTAAACTAAGTGATGGTTCTGAATGTTACTTTACTCATGGAATGTCAGCAGATGGTTTAAAACTTGCTATGCAATATGGTAAAAATGTATGTCAGTTCCATTTCCACTCAAAGTTTAATATTCAATACTTTAGCAATCCTGATAATCTAGTTTGGTCTTTACAATGTGGATGCTTAACAAAACAAAGTTCTTTAGCTTTTGGTTATTCAAAAAATTTTAGATTAAGATTTGTTATTGGAACAGGTGCAATAGTTGATGGACAACCAATTCTCTATCCAATGGTGCTAGACAAGAATGGTAAGTGGATTGGTAAAATAGTATGACAAAGTGCAAAAATTGTGGATGTAAAACGAGCATAGAGGGGTCTAATTCAGCGATTACAAGGCAAGTTGGGGGTAAGCATTATAAAGGAAAAATTCAACCAATAGAATTGATTGTAGAACATAATTTAGATTTCATAGATGGAAATATTGTAAAATATGCTATAAGAAAAAAGAATGGCGAAAGCGATAAAGAAAGATACGATAAAATTATACATTATGCAGAATTAGCAAAGGATTTAAAATGTGGTTAAGTGCAATTAAAATGGCTATGAGTGCTGGTAGTCATATCTATAAAAAAAGACAAGAAACAAAAATGCGTATGGCAGATGCACAATATCTCCATGCAGAAAAAATGGCTAAAGGCGAAGAAGCATATCAAGGAAAACTTTTAGAAGCTAGACAGAATGATTATAAGGATGAAATTGTTTTATTAATTCTAACTTTGCCAATCTTAGTTCTGGCATATGGTGTATGGTCAGATGACCCTGAAGCTATGGCAAAAATAAATCTATTCTTTGAACATTTCCAAGCACTTCCATCTTGGTTCACTAATCTTTGGATTTTAGTATGTGCGAGTATTTTTGGAATTAAAGGAACACAAATCTTTAGAAACAATAAAAAATAATGAGTATTTATGGATATAGATGCAGTAATAATAGAAGCAGAATTTCAGCTAGAGAGTCCTTATTATCCTAATGGTCATTTTGTATGTTTAAGATTTATTGATACAGAACCTACTCATCCAAAGCTTAATCAAATGATAAAAGAGTTTGAACAATATTCAGATATATTGCTTGTTTCTTATAAATATGATTCAAAAAAAATTACAGAAGATACTAATTTAGAACATCTTAATATCACTTGGCATTAAGCCACAAAGCTTTTTACACAACATCTAGTTATTCTCCTTTTTTAATTTATGCCCTGTGGCTTAAAGCGACCCATAAACTCTCGCTTATGGGTCTATCTACATAAGGTAAGTTCAACTGTTTAAGGAGCAGCTATTCCACCTTTGCAGAATTTTATCCCTCTTGTTTTCCAGCAAGAGTTAAATCCCTTTTTACTTCTGTTTGTCTAACAGATAAGTAACGATCTAAATTATTATAATTCAGTTTAGCTTTTATTAATTGGCCCTCTGCATGGGCATAGCTTTTAATAATATCTTGATATTCTTGATCGGTTCTAGCTTTATGTTCAGCTTCAGAAATTGATTTACATTCAAGCTTATGTTTTGAAAAGCATTTAGAAAAGGTAGCTTTGCGACCCTCATCAAGCAAAATTACTTTCTCTGCCCACTCACTCCATTTATTAGAAGCTTCTGTCATTTTTTTATAAGCTTCTCTGCTATTTAGATTCATTGTTTCCATTTTTCTCCTTATTATTTGATTGAAAAGTATATTTTAAAATAGATGTTTTTGGGTCAAAATCATATCTACAAGATGCTAATAATAATCCAATTAAAATAATTAAAACCACAATTATTATCTTTGTATATTTTCTATGTATTGGGTAGCCAAAAAATATCACAATAATATTGCTCCTATTATAAATCCAATTACGAACCATATAATTTCTGTTCTATAATACAAAGACCAAACTCTTATTTTATCTTTTAAATCACTCATGGATAATTTAATAAATCCTTTGCATCATTTTTTAATCGTCTTATTTTTTTTTCATACTTTTTGATTTTTTCTATCATAAGCTTATCAGCTTCTTTTTTAGCATCTTCTACTGCCTGAACATTTGCTAACTTTAAGTCATCTATTTCTTTTCTTAAAGAACCATTAAGCTTTCTGTGATCTTCATTTACACTTTTATAAGTTGTTATTTGTGCTTCTTTAGAATCAATTATGTTTTTTAGACTCACAATTTC